CACGGCTCCACCTAAACCTACAATAGAACCTAAACTAAATGAAGCTGATACACCAGAAATTAAAGCTGTATCGTTTGGTACTGTTACTGTTCCTAAACTTACAGTAGCTGATTGACCTGTTAAATCTGCTTCTTGTGAAGAAGCTCCTGTAGCAGTTCCTTGTGATACTGTTATTGATAGACCAGATGGTTGAACGGTATCGTTTGGTGCAACTGCCGTTCCTTGAGAAGCGGTGAAAGATACACCTGTAACACCAACAACCATATCGGCTACTGTAGGTGCTCCTACAGATGCAGTAATTGCATCTGAACTTAAACCTTGTGTTTGATCGTTTGGAGTTATAGCTCCAACAGAAAAAGATGCAGATAAAGTTGTTTCTATTACAACAGGAACAAAGCCTTCACCTTGTGAAGCTGTAATTTCTTGACCAGTAGGTGTAAGTATTACATCGGGTACATCAACAGATCCAACATTTGATGTTATGGATAAACCAGTTGGAAGTGCTATGGCATCTTTGAGTTCGCCCCATTCACCATCACTCCAAGCTTGTGCACCCCAACCTGTTTTAAGAGTTGTGTCTGCGTTCCAATACGCTTGGCCCCAGGTGAACCTGCCCCATCCTGAAGTAGTCGACATGGTCGACCTCCTACGCTAGTCTGATGATTGCTGTTGTAGCTGCTGCTGCTGGAAACTCTATTTTAAAAGTTCCATTACTTGCTGTCTTGTCACCACCAAATGCAATAATTGCTACAGCATCAGTAGTGCCTGAACCACCGTCTGTTGTTGTATTATAGATCATCGCACCGTTTGCAGTGAAAGATGCAGACGAATAAGTTACGTCCGCAAAATCTGTAAATGCTGTCGTAGAAGATAATGAAACCCCTTGATTTGTAAGAGTTGCACCTCCTGCTGTGTAAGCAGTTCCAGATGTATTTGTGATTTCTTCAGAAGTTGAATAGTCTGTTGTAGCAGCACCTAAAGAAGCATCACTATCAAATAATGCTAACTTAAAAGTGTGTCCACCTGAAGATTCAAAACTATGTTTACCTTGTAAAAGCTCTTGCTTAAAGCTTGAACATATTGCTGATGTTATTGCCATATCTTATCTCCTATTACGGCGAAGGAGACTCAATTTTCATTCTGACAGTTCCGTCAGTATAATCGTCTCGTCTTCTTCTTCCAGTTTGTTCTAATGCGAACTTCTGTGCTTCTTGTTTATATTTATTTTCATACAAAGTCAACATATCTATCGGACCTTTTAAAAAGCCATATGCCTCTGATAAACAGCAATATAATAGACCATTTGAAAAATTCATACTAAGGTAGTTAACATTATCGCCCTCTAAAAGATCTGGCATTTTATTAAAATGAACTCTAAATCTGTAAGTTGTATTAGGAACTGGAGCAAAAGCTATACGACCTGATGTTGTATCAGACTCTCCTGTGCCTCCACCAAACATAGCATAATATTTAGGTTGACCTTGAGCAGCGGAGGTTCCGGTTACATCCTGATACTCTTGTAAATACGTATAATCTTTTTTCTCTAACCATCTATTAGCTCCTGTAGTTTCTGATCCTGCAGTATCATATACTTGTATACCTCTGACAAATAAACAACCAGCAGGAGCGTTGATTGACTCTTGTCCCGCAACTAAATTACCTAATTGTTGTTTTCTATCTGCATCGATTGGTACATCTCTAAATATTCTATATTGAGCATTTAAAATAATATTTTCTAATACACTGTCTGATAAAACATTAGAATCTGTTTCAGTATAGCTTCTAATTTGTGTTTTTAATCCTGATGCACTTAATCCAGCCATTACTCTTCTCCTATTCTTTCAATATCAGCTTTATGTTTTAAACGTATCTTTTTTTGTTTTGCAGTTTCTTCATCTTCATAAACAGGCACACATGCACACTGTTTAATGCCAAATAATTTACAAAAAAAATCTTTTAATTTTTTTATCATGGTGTTATCGTGACTGGTCCTGCAGACACAGTTGGTCCTCCTGAATCTTCTGTTATACTAGGAGTTGCCCCTAGTGTAAATGTATATTTATCTGTTGTAGTTACTGTTATACTAAATCCTGAAGAGTTTTCGTATGTTGAAAGAGATACACCTCCTGGGTTACCTCTAACATTTCTAAATCTAACTGTATCACCAGTTGTTCTACCGTGATTAGGTTCTGTAACAGTAATTGTTTGCGAAGACGCAGTTATAGAAAAAGGATTGTTCCCTAACATAGCAGCAACATTTGGTTCTGTTCTTCCTGGTCTAACATTTCTTAAAGATATAGCATCACCATTCATTGGTTTTGGTTCTAATTGTGGTTGTTTTGGTTCAAACTCGGACACATGAACAAACGCACCATTCCATTCTCTAACCATTTCTTTGTATGGAAACTCCATACCAGATCTGTCTGATATCGCTTTTGCGTATTTACCTGTTGCGTATTTTGCCATTATGCTCCTGGGTAATATGCTTTAGGAGTAATGTATGTGCTAGAAGCTGATCCATCCTCTGCTAAAGCTCTTGCTAATTCATCTTCGTAAGCTAATTTCATAGCTTGAATTAATTGTGGTTGATATTTTTGTGCTAAATAATACGATAATCCTGATATCATACATGGTACAAATCTAAACGGAACATCAGTTGCGTTAGTATAATCACCTATATCTTGTATTCTTTTTATGTAATAGAAGTGCATATCTTTAGATGCATTCGTTGAATCAGGAGTTGGATAAACATGAACTCTAACTTTGTCTATAAATCTCTCCACCCAATACTGATTAGGTGTACCTTTAGATAGCTTGTTAGAAAAACCTGCATAAGTAGATCTATCAACTTTTGTCATAGGACTATCTGATTGTGTTGTTTGAGTTCTGTTTGATCTTAACTGTGCTTCGAGGATATCAGATATTCCATATACACCATTTGGTGTTGAAGTAGCACTCGTGCCATCATCACTAGATCTAAAAAAATCATACTCTGCTTGACCTTCAATTAAATCTAAATCAAGCTCATCTATTTCCCAATAGTGAATACCTCTATTACCCCATTCTTGAAATAAAATATTAAGAGATCTTCGTGCAGATTTAAGTTGATATCCAGCAACATTCTGTAATCCAATACGTTCGAAAGCTTCTTCTACTATTTCATCAATAGCAAAAGTTTTGTCAAACGTTGCTGTTCCCGAAGTGGTATTAGCCATTTACTATGCTCCTGTGATTGTCATGGTAACACTTCCGTCTGTACCAGATGATTGTGTTAAAGTTGCACAAACTCCGTTTTCAAACAAAATACCAGAACCAGGTATGTAAACCTCTAATCCTTCTGTTTCGAATCTGTAAATAGCTTTTAAGTTACCAGATGCAGCGTCTGCAGCATCACTTACATCATGTAAAGATAAAACTGAACCAGCCTCACCTCTACCTTGAAGAGAAGTAACTCTTGTTCTAGCACCCCTTAAAACAGAAGCAGCTCCAGTAGTTTTATTCAGTGTTGTTTGATCTGAAATCATATTTTTCTCCTTAAAATTAAATGTGGGGCCGAAGCCCCACACCAAATTATTTATTAACTTACTGCTGCACTAAAAGGTGTTGCTGCATCGCCAGTGCCACCAGTGTTCACTTGAACACCCCATCTGTTTGCACCGATTGCTTTGCAAGTTATGATTGTTCCAGCTAGTCCACCTGTTGTACTACCGTTTAAAGTAATAGTATCAGATGCTGCCGCAGTCATAAAACCTTCAGCATTGTCGTTTGTATCCGTATCAACGATGATCGCATTGCCAGTCATCGTGTCACTAGCGTTAGCAACTTGTAAAATAAAGTCACCAGTTTTAGTTGTTCCAATGTAGATTTCAAAAGAAGCACCTAAATTATTCGCTGAGTTTGGATCGTTACCTGGTCCTGCAACACCTGAATCAGATGATGAGTTAATCGCAGGTAAAGTCAAAGTAGCTGCACCAGCAACATTGTGGTACAACATTCTACCAGCATGTGAATCAACAGTTAAAGAAGTTGCACCGGCTCCGATTGATACAGAGTTTCCAGTTCCAACACCTTGAAAACCATTAATAGATTTTACTGGTCCTTGAAATGTAGTTTTTGCCATAATTATATCCTCCTAGTTTTCCGAATACTGTCTCTAGGCCGTCGACTATACGCGTCAGTATTCTAATTAATTGTATAGTGATAAAACTATATACTACATTTTAGTAGAGCGCAAGAGAGCCTGTGATGTGAATGAGATTTATTCAACGATGTAGCTTTTTATTAAGTAGCTACTGAAACTTGAGGAGCTGCATCATCTATTTTATTTTGTGCATTAGCTTTTTCTGCTTCTGCAAGTTTGATCTGGCTAATTACTTCTCTGACTTTTCTGTCAATCTTAACCATATCGAGAGTATATCTACCCTCTTTCAGATGCTCCTGCTCCCATTGAAGATCTAGTCCCTTCTTTTTTGTGTAAAGGGTCTCCAGTTGTTGCATTTTTCCT